AGGCGATTGCAAGTCTGCCTTTGCACCTCTACCGATACACTGATACAGGCACTGCAAAAGCGACAGACCATTTGCTGTATTTTCTTCTGCATGATGAGCCGAACCCCGAAATGACATCCTTCGTATTTCGTGAAACGCTGATGACACACCTGCTTTTATGGGGCAACGCTTACGCACAGATTATCCGCAACGGCAAAGGCGATGTCTTGGCACTGTATCCGCTGATGCCGGACAGAATGAATGTTGACCGTGACGAAAGCGGTGAAATCATCTATGAGTACATGGTCAGTCAGGAAGATGCACCCATCAACAGCGGTTCTACTGTCAAGCTGTCACCAAGTGAGGTACTGCATATCCCCGGATTGGGATTTGATGGGCTCGTCGGTTACAGCCCTATTGCGATGGCAAAGAACGCTATCGGTTTGGCTATTGCTACCGAGGAATACGGCAGTAAGTTCTTTGCAAACGGTGCAACACCAAGCGGAATATTAGAGTTTCCGGGGACAGTCAAAGAGCCGGAGCGTGTGCGTGAAAGCTGGAATAAAGGCTTTGGCGGTGAGAACAAACACAAGGTTGCTATCCTCGAACAGGGAATGAAATATACCCCTATCTCCATTTCACCGAATGAAGCACAGTTCCTTGAAACGAGGAAGTTTCAGATAGACGAGATAGCCCGTATTTTCAGAGTACCTCCGCACATGATAGGCGATTTGGAAAAATCCAGCTTTTCCAATATCGAACAGCAGAGCCTTGAATTTGTAAAATACACCCTTGATCCTTGGGTAGTGCGTTGGGAGCAGTCTATCAAAAGAACGCTGTTGCTGCCCGATGAAAAAGGTGTGTACTTTGCAAAATTCAATGTTGACGGCTTATTGCGTGGTGACTATCAAAGCCGAATGAACGGTTATGCAACGGCAAGGCAGAACGGTTGGATGTCGGCGAACGATATACGAAGTCTTGAACAGCAGGATTTGATACCCGATGAGGAGGGCGGCAACCTCTACCTCATCAACGGCAATATGCTCCCATTAAAACAGGCAGGAGCTTTTTATCAGAACAGAAGGGAGGAAACTACTGATGAATAAGTTTTGGAATTGGAAGAACAGAAAGGTTCGCAACGATGCAGATGAAGAAACTACGGAACGCATACTCGAACTGCGTGGCACTATCGCAGAGGAATCTTGGTACGCAGACGATGTTACACCTAAAATGTTCAAGGATGAGCTGCTTTCCGGCAGCGGTGACATTACGGTTTATATCAACTCGCCGGGCGGTGATTGTGTGGCGGCGGCACAGATTTACAATATGCTGTCGGAATATCCCGGCAAGGTCACTGTGAAAATTGACGCTATCGCAGCAAGTGCCGCATCGGTTATCGCTATGGCAGGAGATACAGTTTTGATGTCGCCTTGTGCTGTCCTTATGGTGCATAATCCGGCAACCATCGCATTTGGCGACCACAACGAAATGCAGAAAGCCATTGATATGCTTGCCGAAGTCAAGGAAAGCATCATCAATGCCTACCAAATGAAAACAGGCTTGTCCCGTGCAAAGCTGTCAAAGCTGATGGAATCGGAAACATGGATGGCGGCGAATAAAGCGATTGAACTTGGCTTTGCGGACGGCATTTTCGGCAAGGAACAGAATGAACAGGAAAATACACCCGATGAAGAGGAGCAAAATACGGCATCCTCTTTTTTGTTTTCCCGAAAGACCGTCAACAGCAATCTGCTGAACAAGCTGACAAAGAAATCTGACGGTCACTCCGTCAAGGAGATATTTGACCGTCTGGATACCATTAAAAAATTCACTTGAAGGAGGAATTGATTATGACTGACAGAGAAAGATTTTTGAATACGGCGAAAGGCTATATCGGCACAAACGGCAATTTTGTCTGCAAAACTAACCTTGGACTTGGTGCAGTTTATGACTGGTGTGCGTTTGCGGTTTCAGCCATCATGAAAGACTGCGGCTTTATCGGCAAGTACATCAAGTCGGTCAACGGCGGTGCAGGTGATGTGCCACGCACTTCGGACGGCAAGTACGGTGACTGGTTCAAAAAAGGCACAAAAGCACCGCAGGCAGGCGATTTGTTCTTCCTGCGTTATGCTGATTATCCCTATCAGGATAAGTATTTCTGCGATCACATCGGTATCGTGGAGAGCGTGAACGGCAATGCTATCACAACACTTGAAGGCAATGTGGACGGCTACAGCTACAACTGGGCCGGAACATCAACTTTCAAGAGAAAAACGAGATACCTCAGTGACGGCACGGTTTACGCTTTTTACCGTCCGAGATGGAGCGGAACTTCTACCACATCAACTTCCGCTTCACAGACAAACAAGAAATCTGTTGATGAACTTGCCAAAGAAGTCATTGCAGGAAAATGGAGTGCCGGAGAGGAACGCAGGCAGAAACTCACTGCCGCAGGCTATGATTATTCCGCTGTGCAGAACAGAGTGAATGAACTGCTTTCCGGCAAGACTCCGCAGAAGTCCGTTGACGAGCTTGCCCGTGAGGTTATTGCCGGCAAGTGGGGCAACGGTGAGGAACGCAGGAAGAAACTCACTGCCGCAGGGTATAACTATTCTGCCGTGCAGAACAGAGTAAACGAACTGATGAGATGAGGAGGAATTTGACATGACCATTATGCAGATGATTGATAAAAGAAATCAGGCAATCGAGGCGGCTCGTGCTTTTGCAGCCGCCCACAAGAATGAAAACGGTGTCCTGAATGATGCAGACTATGCCGTTTACGAAGGTATGGAAAAGGACATTCAGGACATCTCCCGTGAGATCAGCCGTATGCAGAGAGAGGACGCTTTGGAGCAGGAACTCTCCAAACCGATGAACACGCCGCTTACATCAAAGCCTTTCAAGGGTGAAATTGGCGGCACGGGAAGAGCAAGTGAGGACTACAAAAACGCAATGTTAGCGGCACTCCGCAGCAATTTCCGCAATGTATCAAATGTTTTGCAGGAAGGCACTGACGCAGACGGCGGTTATCTCGTTCCCGAAGAATACGACAAACGCATTATTGAGGTGCTGAACAGCGAAAACATCATGCGTACTCTCGGCACAAAAATCAAGACCGGCGGCGACCATAAAATCAATATTGCCGCCACCAAACCTGCGGCATCGTGGATTGAAGAGGGTGAGCCGCTTGTATGGGGCGATGCAACCTTTGACCAGATTCTGCTGGACGCTCACAAACTCCATGTAGCTATCAAAATCACGGAGGAACTTCTCTATGATAATTCTTTCGGACTTGAAAGCTACATTACCACGCAGTTCGGCAGGGCACTTGCCAATGCCGAAGAGGACGCTTTCCTCAACGGCAACGGTCAAGGCAAGCCGACAGGCATTTTTGCGGCAACAGGCGGCGGCAAAGTGGCGGCAACGACCACTGCCCTCAAAGGTGACGACATCATCAACCTTGTGTATGCCCTGAAAAGACCCTACCGCAAAAAGGCGGCTTTCATCATGAACGATAAAATTCTGGCAACAGTCCGCACTCTCAAGGATTCGGACGGTCAGTATCTGTGGCAGCAGTCGCTGAAAGACGGTGAACCCGAAAAACTCGCAGGTTACCCTGTTTATACCTCAGAGTATGCACCGACAGGCATGATTGCTTTCGGTGATTACAGCTACTACAACATCGGTGACAGAGGCACTCGTTCTTTCAAAAAGCTGACCGAACTTTTCGCTGGTAATGATATGGTTGGTTTTGTTGCGAAAGAAAGAGTTGACGGCAAACTGGTACTTCCCGAAGCCGTGCAGATTCTGAAAATCACCACAACCAAGACCACTAAAACATGATGAGGTGATGGCATGACGGTATCGGTCAAGGAAGTCAAAACTTTTCTGAGAGTCGACCATAACGAAGATGACACTCTTATCCGCAGCTACATCTATGCGGCGGAGTCGCTGTGTCTGGACATAATGCGAACCGATGACAGAACAATGCTGAAATCCGAAAAGAACGCAAAGGTGGCTATACTGTATGCCGTTGCTTATTTCTACGAACACCGTGAAGAAGCTGATTACAAGGCTCTGACATTATCGCTCAGAGCCTTGCTTTTCGGCAGCCGGAAGGAGGAATTCTGATGGAAATAGCACTGCTGAATCAGCGTATTACTTTTCAGCGAAATGCAACTCTTATTGACACTATCGGCAATCACAGAAATTCATGGGAGAATGACTTTTCCTGTTACGCAACGGTAGGCGGAGAAAGCGGCAGAAGCGGCAAAGAAACGGCTGTGGCGGGGACAACGGTGGAAGATGCGGATTGTACCTTTACCGTGCGTTGGTGCGGACAGACGGCGAATGTCGGCACGACAAGCCACCGCATTTTGTTCAATGATGAGATTTACAACATTGTTGCGGTTGACCACATGAACTACAAAAAGAAGTGCATCAAGTTCCGATGCAGAAAGGCAAGGCGATAGCATGAGCAAGACGGTAAAAATTGACGACCTTGCCGATGAAGTCATGAAAGGCTTGACGGAATATTCCAACTTGGCGACCGCTGATATGAAAAAGGCAGTCCGAAAAGCCGGAAACGATGTGCAGAAAGAAATACAGGATACTGCACCGAAAAAGACAGGGGCTTATGCGAAAAGCTGGGCGGTAAAGAAAACCAAGGAATCTTCCGAAAAACTGGAAGTGACCGTTCACTCGAAGAACCGCTATCAGCTGGCACACCTTCTGGAGTTTGGACACGCCAAGCGTGGCGGCGGCAGAACCAAGGCACAGCCTCACATTGCACCTGCCGAAGAACACGGCATCACGGAACTTGAAAAAGCCATCGAAAAAGCATTGAAAGGGTGAATATATGGATAAAATTATTTCGATTCTGAATGAGATAGGACTGCCCTATGCTTACGATCATTTCAGCGAGGGAGAAAGTCCTAATCCGCCTTTTATCTGCTATCTCCTGCCGGGCAGTGACAACTTTGCGGCAGACGGCAAAGTTTACTACAAAATAGATGACGTACACATTGAACTGTAC